GTGCTTTCGAATCTGAAGAATGAGAACCCATTTTCCAAACATCATGAAATACCAGTGCTGGGGACTTATAGTACAGGCTTCTCTATCTCACCATCTTCTGATAAGAAATGCCTGTATTATGTGGACTTGAATGATCCACTTTACTTCCCATTGGAAACGGCACCAGCACCAACAAGAACATCCATGTTGTGCTCGGAAGCCAGAGAGTTGCTCCCAAAGCTAGACAATGGCACACCTTCAGCATTGTTAGCTCAAGTCAAGAAATATTACATGGGAATGCCTTTCCAGCCACAGGAAAGGTATTTTGAGCATGCTATTGGTATTGAGAAACAACTATTTCAAATTTATTTTGGAACTCAAAATAAGCCACTTCGGTTACACGAAGTTATAAATGGAATTCTTGGTTCATCCTTAAAACATTTAGTTATGTCTACATCTGCAGGTCCATCTATGAAATTACAGTATAAAATTACTAATAAAAACCCACTGTTCCATATGACACAGGCTAATCCACCAGTTTATGGCATCAATATTAACACACCAGCTGGCAAGAAACTTAGTGAAGATTATTATGCAATAATTGAATGTTGGAGTGCTGGGAGTCCAACTACGGTAATAGTAAAAGATAATCCAAAGGTTGAGATATTGGACCAAGATGATGTCAAAGTTGGTAAGATTAGGCAGTTTTGTGAGTTGGACTTGGCTTTGAATATGGCATTGAGGCGCTACTTCGGTAGCGTTTTTGATAAGATGGCAATAACATCAAATGAAACTCCATGGAAAATTTCATGGAATCCATATTTTATGCCACACCATATTGTCGCCATGGAAAACGAGCAATACGACATCATTTGCATAGATGTGAAGCGCATGGATAAAAATTTGTCACCTAATTTTGTCAGCATATTATGTGGACTAACAGCTTCCACATATGCAGAAGATATGGGTGTAGATTTTCAGGCAATAGCAAAGACAATGAGTAGAGCTATTCATGCACAGGGCAATGTGTTCTATACCCAAGAAGGTGGTAACCATTCGGGTTCAGCTCTAACGACACCTTTAAACACAATTTCATGCCATCTCTGTATGCTGTATGTTTTCATAAAGCAATTTAATAAAGTGTTTTCAAGAATGCCAACCCTACATGAGGCTACCACCTACATGACATATGCAGGCATGGGAGACGATGTTAGGGTGGCTTTTAATCCTACACTAAAGATGACTTTTGAAATCCTGCAGGAAGGGTTTAAAGAATGTGGCTTGGAGATAGTGTTGAATAAAAATACAAAGGAGCATACTAAATTAGGTGAGCTTTGCTCACGTATTTTCAGGCAAAAAGAAGATTCTCATATAGTTTATGGAGCACTAAAAAAGAAATCTATCCTAAAAACAATTCATTGGGTAAAGAAATCTAAATTGAATCTCTTCCCACAAATAGCTGGCTTAGCTATTTTTGAAGCTTCACTTTGGGAAGAGGAATTTTTTAATAAAGTAGTTTCAGATTCTGTAAAGATAGCTAAGCGCCATGGTTTAGACCCTACTACAATTCCAATTAATACATATAAAGAGTACAGGCATAATTTGGATTTATATATATTGGGTCAAAGCAACAGTCCTATTGTAACGTCAATAGGGAACGGTATTTTTGATAGTTTCCTGCCAGATACACCACCAGTGGTTGGAAATCCACAAATTTTGAAGTGGCATGTCGAGCATCCAGACGAATCAACAAAGATTAGAGAGTTTACCACCTTTGATAAGAACACTGGTAACTGGGTTGTCCGACTCACACTTGGCGAGAGCTCTTTTATGGGATCAGGAACTGTGTACTGCACCGCGCGAGGACAAGCATACTCTCAATTGCTTGAGCAGTAGATATCTACTTTGGGTGTCGACTCTCATTCAGTTGAAGTGGGCTAATTGCGGTATAAAATCACCCGACTTGTTCTATATTAGAGTGGCTCTATTGCATGAGTATGGACTCTATTTACCCGAGATTGTATCCTGAACGGCCCTTACCATTTAGGGATTGGGTCAACCACTTGAGTCACCTGCAGCACTCAGCATTCATGAGTAGTTTTCATAGATTCTTTCTTTGCACAACAAATAGACCAGATGTTCACAATACAACATCATTTCCCATAAATTATTATGCTGAATTTCATGAATTTTGGTCAGACATTCTTTGGGAAGTTTCCCATAAACACCCTTGGTTTGAAATAGATCAGTGGTTCTTTATGAATCCAATCACAGAGTATGATTTTGATTCAGAATGTGAGGGATTGTACACATGTAGTTTTATATGGTGTGACTTTTTTGAAAGAGTGATACCATTGATGCGTGATGACAATTTCTCGTTTTTAGCAATAGACCCTGAACCAATTAGAGAGCATTTGAATAGCATGCTGGGTTACGTAGCACATGTGAGGCGAATGAAGCAAGTGCTTCAAGAATTGATAAGATCAAAGATGAAGTTGTTTGATCTTGCTCGCTTGGCGGTTAGCATCTTTGAGCCTGAATTACCAACATTCCTAGGCTATAGAGAGTCTGAATATGTCTCAGCCATCCGTAACCATTTGATGGACTATGACGTTGCAGGCTTTTGGGAAGAATTGCTAGGACCTTTGACACTTGATGTATATGGGCCCGGCTATTAGTACTGAAAGATGTAACGCTTCCCAGCGAGTAATTTCATATCAAGGAAAATATGACACGTAACCCAGATTTGAATGAAAATTCAGCTGAGCAGGCTATGCCTGTTGGGTTGAATAATGTAGGGGGTGTCGCACCCCAAGCAAGCTCGGCTATTGGTACTCCAGCTCCTCCACCTCAAACAATAGAAAGTGTGGGCTCTTCTCAGGCCTATACTTGTTTAAATCCATATGGACCAATTAATCGATTGAGTGAGGGTGCTATAGTGTTTGATATGCCTCAATTGGTTTATGGTCAATATTTGGATGTTGACCAACAGTTTGAAATCACTGATGATATGTCACCTGGTTCGGTTATTCTCCAAATACCTTACCATCCTATCAGTGATTATACCAATCCGTTTATCAAGCAGTATGCATCCTTTCACACTCGATATAATGGCGATATTTTATTTAGAATGCAGATGATAGGCAATGCTACATATTCAGGTACACTTATGTGGTTCTGGTATCCTACTAGATATCCTACATCAATAGTTTCATTTGCAGAAGCCCAAAAATATGAATACAAGTCTATGTCCGTGGTAATGCCATCAGTGGAAGCATTTGTTCACCGAGATGCTCGTCAGTATCAGTACTATCGAGAAATGTCGGATGGTGATGTTGCCAACAGACCACATTTAGTGCTATGTATCCATACAACAGTAGTTTCACCATTGCGAGAGGGAATTAAAGTAAGAATGCGTATTGGCTCAAAGCTTGCTTCGAGAACTGACGCTATGATTGCTGGCGTTCCCGTTCAACCTTTCTGTCTTGCTAATCCAGTGTTGGATCAAGTAAACCCGGATAATAAGGTGAGGACCATTGACAATTTAACTATTGGACAGGTCTTTCCTTATTATAGTAAAAGAACTTTGTACGGGATTATAGATGGAAGTACTGTGTTGCCCAGTGTATCTTATACGGATGCAGTTGGGAAAATCATAGACTTTTCATTAAATATGCCAGCACCTGGATTATTTGGTGGTGATTTTCCACAAACACAATACAAGAGATTGTTTTCATCCAATACCACATATTCAGTGACTGGAGTAAATAAATGCAGAATGGTTGTAGTGTTGCATCAGTTGGAGCCCAGTGTGGCTAAACAGATAGCAACAGACACTTCGTTTACTTCCATACCGGAGGATGAAGCAAAGTGGCTGTCTTTATTTAAGAGTGCAGAAGCCATTCAAAAGTATGTGACGGTTGATGTTATTCGGGAGCAAGATGCAGTGGTAGAATTGTGGCAAAATCCGGATGAGACTGACACTGTTCTAAAAGTGATGTGTCAGCTCTCTATGGAAACGAGATTAGGGAAGATCTTAGCCCTAGCTTTGCAATTTGAGAGCAAAGAGAGGGATTTTGATGCTTCCAAGAAGATTGGTGTTCCCGATAGCGCATCTGGTCGGGCCCTAGAATTTCCACATCAACCCATTCTAGGCCCAGTTACACATACAGGGCAGTTAATCACCTTGCCTACACCATGGTTTGGCTTCAAAATGACGTCACTACCAACAACTATAGTGACTGGCAATGATGAAGTGGCTCCAACTTGTATCTCTGACCCCACTATATTGGAATACTTTAGATCTGTCACACAAAACACTACAATAGATCAAGCTTTCCAATTTGATTTGGTTGATCCCGTGTCAAAAGTAAGAATAATGACTCTTCGTTATTTACCGACTCTTAGTAATTTTGTTATCAACACCACTGACAATATAAAGTATAGAGAATATCAGGGCGATATAACAAAATTGACCTTTGCAAATTCTGGAAATATACCCTTGGCAACATCTATGCCATTGTCTGACACTTCTAATTGGCCAAAAAGATTCCCCACTAGCTCTACTTCCATCACTTCGACTGGTTCTTCAAGGAACTGGTTTAGAGCTAATGCTGCTGCTTATGCTGCTATGGTGGGAGAAATGGCGGAGGCAGGGGCAGTAGCAGGAACCGAGACAGTATTTGGTCCTGAATTTATTCAGGGACTTGAGGATGACATCTCAGCTACAACTGTAACAGGAGCAACTGATGAAATCAGTAGAACAGTTGTTCACCCTCAATATTTTGTCTCAAGTGAGGGGAAGACATGGCCTTCTGATACAATAGAATTCACAAATTCTGGATCATTTACAAATAGTGAAGGTAGAACATGGCCTGTGCAGAGCATGGGTCGAGGAAACCTGTATAGCAAAAGATCACATGGAACTATCACAGATAATATGTATACCTTCTCTCGTGGAGAGCAATATCAGATGATTGGCACTAGTGAGGGTACACAGGCTGGAACATCAGCAGCCACTACTGATAGTACATATACACAAGTCTGGAGACCAGAGAATGATGTGTTCACTCAGGTGTGGAGACCAGAGAATGATCAGTACACACAAGTGTGGGCGCCAGAAAAGTCGAAAGGTGTACAGACAACACCAGTGAAATTTGCAGACTCCCAAACCAAATTTGAAACAGCAAAACAAGTCAAAGACTATTTTGATCTTCTTATGGGTCATGGAACGCCATCAGACTATGACCGCTTTGTCTATATGTCATCAAGACAAGGCATGCAAGCTAATGGAAATCAAATA